GGTGCCTTTACCGACAAGTTGCCCAAGCGTCGCCGTCTTGACCTTGCCCTTTAGCACCTTGTCCATACAGGCCCTGAGCCAGGACCGTCCGGTTCCATAGGTATCCTCGGCGACCATGATGACAGCGTAGGATCGCTTTGCAGGAAATTGTACCTTGTGCGCCAGCCAATCCAAAAATATGTCGGCCTCCGCCCCGCATAAAAACCTGATATGCTCCAAAAACACCGTCGGCTCTTCGTTCGTCTGCTTATGCGCCGGCTCAACGTAAGTATTCACAAATTGATTATCGTTGACGACGACGATATCTGCGCCGCCCGGGTTGTAGCGCAGGTCGAGCGGCTTTCTCGTATCCCGGCTTGCCAGAAAAGCGTTTCTGATCAAAATCGGCTGTTTATGCCCGGCAACGTCGATTTTCCGGTAGTGTTTGTTCGACCACTCCTCCAGATCCAGGACCCAGTCCAGACCGCGTGCTGTTGGGCGCCGAACCATGTCGGCGACACGTTTGCCCTTGACGATGTAGACATAGCGGGCCTGCAGCCAGGGCAACGGATCGCGGCCCGATGTATAGGGCGCGCCTTCCCCGACCGACCACTCCCGAAACGCCTTAAAACGCCGCTCGGTGCAGTGTTCGTGCAGGCACTTAAAAGCACGGGTTTCGACCCAGTCGTCTTGTCCGCGGCCGAGGGGGGAATAACCTGCGGTGTTTTCGCCGGTGGTATGCTCAGCGGCCCAGGGGCATGTCACGGTGACCCAGTCCCCGCCATTATCCGCGGTGATGTGTCCGTTGTCCGACAGCCACACCAGCAACGGATCGACCACCACCGTCTCAGTCATCTCACCCCCCGCGGCGATGGTCTTGACGCTTCCCGCCTTTGAGACCTGCAGGTCATCGAGGGCGACGCCAAGTTCTGTTGCCAGGTCGTCTAACTCAAAAATTCTGTCAGGATGCCAATCGCACGCTTTAATGTTTGAAGCGTATCCGCCTCGGCCCTGCTTGATGTTTACAGACCCCGGAACGCGCATAACGCGCTCGCGGCCACCGGCGCCGCCATCCGTTAATTTCAGCGCGATCAGGGCGTCAACGATGGCTTCATAGCGGTCCAGGTCCTCGCAGGGCTGAATGATGTAGCCCCATTGCCAGTTGCCTTCCGAGCTTTGCAGTTTGTATGACGGCTCGACTTTCGGACTGTTTTTGATCTTGGTGCCGATGTCATCAAGTACCAGAACGTATGCCGCCCGGCAATCGATCTTGCGCCGCCGCCACCACAGGCTGCCATTTTCGCCTGGTTCCGGTTCACCTACAGTGGAGACCGTATAATATAGTGCGGGCCTCGTCGTCCGCCACCACCGGTTGGCGGCCTTGCTGCCCCATGGCGCGTGCCTAAAACCCTTACCATCGGGGTTTTGTTTGGCCATGAGGATATGCTCGCCGGTTGGCAAATCGTCACCAAACACTGCGCCTATGAAGTCGTTTAAAGTAACCATCGTCGTCGGGGTTTTCATTTTTTATACCTTTCCCCCGCCCATAAGTTACAGGCCATGTGCAACCCGGAAGCCCACGATGGCAGGTCCAGCATGATCGCATGCAGCCCCTCCAGCGCCGCGTCAACCTCGTTATCAAAGACCTCGAGCAGCAGTTCATCATGGGTGGTGCCAACCAGCGGCCAGCCGTCATCAAGCGCCAGCCCCATGGCGTGCCTCAGGATGCAGGCTGCGGTCGCTTGGCAACTGTTTTCCGCAAGCTGGCCGCCGTACAGGGTGATGCGCCCCCACTCGGTTTCTCCCCGCTTGGGTTTCCACTGGGCCTTGATCGCGGTCAGTTCATATTCCGTACCATAAGGCCCTTCTACCTCCTCAAGCCGGGGGTTCGGGTACGACAGGACCCGTCCGGAAGGAAGCTGGCAGTACAGCGGCGCCGTGTCGTCAGGGCGGCAATAGGTCAAGCGCCCGACCTGGAAAGCCTCTCCGGGATAACGCACGGCATCCTTGGCGGCGCGATCAAGATCACGCCAGAACTGGGCCGCCCAGGGGTTCTCGGCCCGCCAGTTACGGATAATATCACCAGCGATTTCATCAGACACGACAACCTTGTAGGCACGAGCCATGGCCTGAAACGCACGGTAACCGCCCTGATAACCACTGCTCAGGATGATGACCTTGCCAATTTGGCGCTGGTCCCTGTCGACATCCCTGGCGTCAATAGCGTAGAGGCCGGCCGCGGCGCTCATATAAACGTCCGGAAGGCTCGGGTCCCGATCACTGGCGACGAATACGTCCAGTACCTTCGATCCACCGTTCGATGCCGATAACCACGGCAATACCCGGGCCTCAATTGCCGACCAGTCGCCGCAAACGAATTGATGTCCCGGGGCGGCGATGATCGATGGGCGGAGCATTGAACTCAGTGTGTCCATGACCGTGTCCAGCGTCTCATGGCGCAGGACACGGTCCCTGATATTATCTGGATCGGCGGCACAATTACGCGGCATGTTATGCACCTGGAGACCGACCGAACTGAAGCGTCCAGTCTGGCCCGCGCCAGAGAATATATAGGCGCCGCGGACCCGGTCATCGGGTCCGGCGCGCTGCACCATGTTGGTGTATTTACTGACGCTGGAGCGGCCCGCTTCATCAACCAATTCAATCAGTTCCAGTATATCTTCAGGCAAGGTCCCCGGCTGGTTTTCCTCAAGCGCCTTGAGTTTGATACGAGCATCTTTATCGAAACTGATCTTGCGCGCCTCCTCGCCCGTGCGGCGGTCAGTCCTGACCACCGTCATGGCTTTTCGAATGGCGTCATTTGCATCCATGCATGGGGCCATATAGTCCTTGATTCGCTGGTACTGTTTGGGCGAGGTTATTTTGCCGCCGGTAACGATTGAGATTTCGGCGCTGATCTCGGCAACTTCCTCGTCTGCATAGTCAGCGGCAGCAGCGGCAAATTTCGTATCGACACGCAAACCGGCATCATTGACGATCTCGGAAACCACCCAGTCGTCATGCTCTGTTTCAGTCAACGGCGGTGTCATTTGCGCCGCCAGGCGCTCAACCCGAACATCCTGCCTGCAATAGGAATACATTTCATCAAGCAGGTCAGGATCATGATTAAAGGACCGGTCCCCGTTATCGTCATATTGAGGAATGCACAGCAGCTTGATCAGCTCCTTGCCGCGTTTGTCTTTCTGCACCCTGAGACCGAGGCAGCCCCCGAGATCATCCAGGGCACCGGGCAAGGCCCGTGCCCGTGCCTGGGCTGCGGAACAATAGTATGCGTCTATATCAGGTTGTCTGAAATCAACGTAGCGGGGCAGAACGTGCCGTGTAATGAGGTGCTCGAACTGGGCGTTGTGGGCGTGAATGCTGCGCGGTTTGTTGGCGTTCAGGTGATCTCGTATGCATTCGGGGAACGGCTCACCAGGTTTCCAGATATCCGGCGTATCATCATCGAAGGCCCAGCCCAGACAGATAATATCGGTCGATTGATCGGCGGCATAGATGTACGCACCCTGTTTAAGGAGGTCGACTTCTGAGCGCGATTCATAATCCAGGTGAAGGACACTACACATTCTTTTCCTCCACAATATCAATACCTTCCCCAATCCAGCGCATCACCGGCACGGCCATTGAATTGCCCAGGGCCTTGTAACGCGGGCCATCAGGACACCCAGCCGCCGGTTTGCCGCGCCACGGGATCAGGGTGTAATCGTCGGGGAACCCCTGCAATCGCTCACACTCACGCACCGACAGGCGACGGACTTTCATGGCGTGAGAGATCAGGGCTTCTGTCTCTACGCGTTCATTGCCGGTTTTTGAAAACGGCGCACCTGTAGAAACGGCGGGTGAAACATCTGCAACAAAGTTCTCGACATCGAAATCCTGTCGGTTGCCATGTGCGGCCAGCGTCGCGGCTACGGTGCGCGGGCCACTGGTCTTGCCGCCGCCGTAAACGGCCATGTCAATCTGGTTCCTCACCGGCTCATCCTTGCAGCGGGCATCGAGGGTTGGCGCTATGTCGATAAAACGCGTGCCTCCAGGGCCTGTTTCAAAGGCGTGGGCAACATCTTCCCTCGTTTCTCTGCGCGGCGGAGTATGCCGCTGCACGCCCTGGGGCTGAGAAAGAACCTCTCGGGGATCGGCCCCGTCTCCAGGACAGGCGACAACAAACACACGACGGCGTCGTTGGGCCACTCCGAAATATTGGGCGTCGAGGACTCGCCAGCACATTCGCCTTTTGGGTCCAGCGATATAACCAAAGTTCGTCCATTTTTTCCCTGGAGGGAGAAGTGGCTCGTTTTCGCCTGCCAACCCCGCCAGAAAATATCCGAAAGCATTATCTTTAGTGTTGAGAACGCCAGGGACGTTTTCCCAGACGATCCATTTTGGGTTGATTGCATTACATATATC